TTTTTTTTTTTTTTTTTTTTTGCAGAGATGACCTAAAACGAAGATTTAATTCGTTTGTTAAACTATCCCCGCTACATGTGAAATTAAATAAATAATAAAACACACGCAGTGACAATAACTTTGTTTTAGGCCATGCTGACTCTTAAAGTTGTGACCTACATCTTGATAGGGGCAAAGCCCCTTCAAGTTCGGTTAAAACTATAAGAGGGCAAAGCCCAACGACAAATTTTGTCGCACACTCGGGTCACCCAAGTGATTCCTCTCTTCTAACATGAAGAGAAGTGTTTTTTGTGAATTTTTAAAGATTTCACAATCTTTTTACCATGGATTTTCATATCGGTACATAATTGGAACACCAGTGAAAAAATAATAACTAAAATCTTCACCTGCCGCAGTCCAAATTTGACAACCAAAACGATTAGCATTCTGACTTGAAGAAGCGATATTGGCAGTACTGTCCATACCACTCAAATGAGTAAGTTTAACAGAATTACAATCCATATCTTGGCATCTAATAAGTCGAGCATATCCAAATCTTGATTTATTATAAAAAGGAAATTCCGTTTCTATAGTATTATTAATCGCCGCAGAAGTAGCGGCTGATCCTTGCCATGAAAGCCTATCATACAAATGAGTGACAGCCCGTGCTCGCGGAGGATCAGCTAAAGTCTGAATTGACAAAATACCCGCAGTATCCGGTGAAAAAGGCATTCTTGTTATAGTGGGCATATTACTACCAGCGTCAGTATGAAACATCGTCTTGTGACGCATAGATCCTCTATAAGCTGCATATGCAGGTAAGAAATAACTAATGGGACTCACATTAACTTCAACATGGCTCTGTCCAGCCACTTCATCAAAACCTTGGGGGTCTTGTCCCCTGTGATAAGGTATCACCTTATTTGTTAAAGTTCGGATAATAACTCTCCTACCACCAGTTGTAACATCTGTAAAATACCTCATAAGAGTGTACCTCTTAATTATCTCACGTATACTAGTAACGTTTTCTCCAAAAAAGACATTCATAGTCTGATCCACAGGTGATGCATCAGAAGCAATAGCATCTAATTGCTTTGCTGCTAATGGTTCATCGATCGCACCTTGTATCATCCCACTCTGAGATGGTAACGCAGGTTCACTCTGAGCAAGTGGCGCAGGTTCACGTTGAGAAGGAGAAAGTGGAGGTTCCCTAAAATAGGAAAGTGTTTGTATCTTTTCAGCATCAGGTTGAGCAAATTTGGCATCATCAACCATGGAAACAAATACATTAACTGAAATATCTGAACTAGCTGATGGTGAAACTAATTCATTAATTACATTTAATTCAATAACACCATTGGCGGTACGCATAAGCGCTTCAGTCAAACGTGTTGTTGGAGAAGAACTAATACTAGTATCAAGTGGATCAATATCCAACCAAGGTGTATTTTGTCCCCAACCTATTACTATTTCAAAATCTTCCGCATCAGCAATATCAATGACTCTAGAATAATTAGTATTATAGTCAATATTACTTCCCAATGAACGTGGGTCATATCTAACCAACATTCTACCTTTGTGATATGCAGATTTAACTACTTGGAATCTAAATTTAATAGACCCTTGCCAACATTTAAATAATTGAGCCATATGGCAAGCTGGTGTCATATGAAATTCGTGTGCTAAATTAGGAGTAGTATAAGGAACTAAACGTGCTAAGTCAGGTGCCACACGACAATTCCATAACATGTCACCGGGACCATCATCACTTGTCCAGTTAAAACTGGCTAAATAAGATTCTCTTTTGACATAATCCAGAACGCCCATTTCATCTTTACCTTCCAAACCCGTCACTCGTGGATCAATAGTGACTTCATTTTTGGTATCAAGTGACAATTTACACACAGCATCAGCAGCATCAGTATTTGCTAAATTTCCTGTAGGTGTAGGTTTCATTAATTGCACATCAGTCACAACAGCTGGACGACTATATCCAAACATCCTAGCTACATCTCCAACGCCATTGGCTACTATCTCAGTAGCCCTTGCATAAGGTTTAATCAAAGGTACTCTTTGTAATAAACCAGCTGCTTTGGCTATGGAAGAAGCAGGTTTAGATATGATACCTTGACCATATTCATCCCCTGAATTCAAAACTCCCGATTGAGAAGGCAATACAGCCAAAGGACGAGAAGTAGGCATAGTTAAGGTGACATCCGTTGCCCATAAATATACATTAATTGTAACAGGATTTCCAGTGTCAGTATGGCGTAAATTACCAAACGATCTCAGAGTAATTTCTCCCAAATTTTCCACCACACCTGATTGTGTCAAAGAAATGTAATTTTCTTTATAAAAATAAGGAATATCCATAACACCTCCTGAATTTAAAGTAGGATTCAGAAAGATATGTGGTTTTTGCGAGGCACCAATTAAATCGGCATCTAAAGAAGCACCCAATCCACGCTCCATAGTAACTTGATCATAGCCACTCAAAGGGTTATATGATACAAGTGCCCTTCCATAATGAAAAGGAGTACCACTAATCAACACCTTCATATGTAAATTCATACGTAAAAGTTCAAAATTGGCAATTTTATCCCTGATAAATGTATTACTTAAATACGCAGACCATGGGTTAAATTTTTCGAATAAAGGGGAATTTACAGCCCATTGATAAGTAGCAACATTAATCGGACGACATAAAAAATTCCCTAGATCACTATCACTATTATTTGCCAAATTAAATGTACTATCTGGTGAAGTTGGAACAGTTGTACTCCAACCGGCACTTTCGTCAGCAAAAGTAGTAATTTCCGCTTGTACTTTAGAATCTGCTTCTCCAACAGCCATAGTAGCTGATTGAGATTCTAGATACATTCCTCCTTTTAATTGTACAATTTGAAGTTTAGCTATTCGCAATTTTGTTTTCAATTTTCTGATGTGACCATATTTCCTGGCCACATCATGTTCTAGTTCGAGTATACGCTCAAACAACGCGTCCGCATTTTGTGGAGAGCGGACCTCTCCATTGTGTGAATCCATATTGAATTCACTATTAAATAAATTATTAGTAATGCTTAATTTATTATTAATAAGCGAATTTGCATCAAAATTCTCCTATCAGAGCTTCTCTTATTGTGGTTTCAATCCACTCCACTAAATAATGGTATTTCTCGAGGGAAATTCAAAGCAAACGAGTTTTCGTAATTCATAATCAGGCTGAAAGTTCCTGGTAATAAATCCGTAACTACCCCGTTTGGGTTCTTTGGTTTTTATTGCATGTTACCAACGCAATTTCACTTTGAAAATTTATTCCACCTGTTGTTTAACAGGGGGATATGGGTTTTCATCCCATGTGTATTTCTCACAATACTTTAAAATCTGTTCCTGATAAGTCGGAAAAGATCCTACTAAACCTGTGAGATTACATTCTTCTGCAACTAATTTCAATTGTTCACAACGTAAAGTATATTGTTCTTTACCGTAATGAGCATATTTATCTAGTGCGTCTTTAATTGTACATGCAGCATGCAATTCTTCAGTAATCTGAGATTTACCATGTGCATGTAACATTTTGCAAATAGAAGATTCATCAATTTTTGCACGATATAATTGTAATTCTTCATTCCAAACAGCATCATGTTTTAAGAAACCTGCTTCACTACCATGAATGAAAGGCACTGATTTAGCCTCCTTATCAGCCATAGTGTAAGTTATATCACTAAGTGCCAACACTCGTGCTATATTTGTATGATTATAAGAATCATATCCTTCCTTAACAGACATAATATTATCGTCTCCATATGTCATCAGTGAAACAACATCAGAATATAATGGTGTTCTCCACCAACGCTCTTCCGCAGATATATGATAATAGACATATCTCATATATAAACTATTAACAAGAGAATTAGTTACTACTGTCAAAGGATGTCCTGATGGATTAGAACCGCAAAATTGTACTAATGTTCCAAAATAATCATAAGTAGGGGAGCAAATCTCAGTTGCAATTCCCCTCATGATAGTTAAATCATCAGCATCGTAATTTCCGCTCACTTCAGCCAAATTAATCAAAATTTTAAAACTGGCAAGCATAAATCTCGGCGACATACGTCCGTCGAAAGACTTATAATCACCTGCAACTACTCTGTTGATTCCGTGTTTATATACCTTCTTCATCATGCTAGTCCATTCTGGTGATTCTACATTAAGTCCAACTGCACATTCGAAAGTATCTTTATTATCTTGCATTAAAGCAGAAATACTCAAAAAATATTTTCTTACTAACATAATAAAATAAATATTACATCCCGCAAAAACACGCACTTTTTTCTTACCAATTTTAGTAGGTTCATCTTTGAGCGATGCTTTAAAAACAGTATTTATACGGTTGCCATTCAATAATGTTTGTTCCAATTTCTTAATTTCAATTATAATATCTTGATCAATATCGCGAGGACATGAAACACCTTCAACTTTCCTGTCAGAAATTGTCACAAATTGTGTTTTTGGGCCAGATAAAGGAAATCCACATGCCGTGTTAAAATTCATAGCATTAATGCCAACAACTCCATCCAAACCCGCTAATACGATATCATCTTCTAATTTACCTAAGCGATTTAGTTTTCCTTTTAATTTTTGATTCAACGTAATATCAAAATCGATTACTGCTTTATCAATTAATGCTGAATCAAAACGAAAAGCTGTATTGACCTTATTATCAATATCAACTTCCTTATGCATAATATCTTTCATTTTATGAGGTTTATCGTGCATTTTCTCTAAATTCAAATGCTCTGTGACTTTCTCAGAAATAGAAGAAGTAACCACCTGTGAACTAGGTGTAGCACCTGGTTTGTTGTGAGCTCCAAAAATCACACAGCGAGCATCACTATCCAAATTATTGGTAACACACATAGTGTGAGGTTTTTCCAAAGGACCAACATCAACACCACCTAATTTGGTTTCAAACGCCTGACCAGCGTGTGAAGGTAAAACTGATGGTTTCTGAGCTATAACTTCAATCGCACTTAACAGTTGTTCTCTTGTAAGAAAACCTGCTGCTGCAGTGCAATTTTTGCCACCTAAGTGAAAACCACCAATAAATGGCATATCCCTATTGTCTTTAGCCACAAAAGTGGCCATACATAAACCTTGAAATGTTTGATTTGGAAAATAATATGTTAAAGATTCAAATAAACCGCCAAGCGTAGTTCTACTGGTCCCTCTAGTGCCAAGTATTTTATTATACATTTTGATTTCACCATGATCATTATAAATCATGTCACCAACCAATTGTTTTCCGTGGGAAATTTTACCAGGAAAATATTCAGTTAAATCTCTTTGATCTCCTAGCTCTGGAACATACCAAAGACAGAAATCAGTACTAGGTATCTTGTAACAAGAATTCATATTAATAATGACTTTCTTAGGATTAGTATTAGCCTTCGTAATCAAAGCTTCAGCATTGTAATTGGGTACAACATGAGCAGGTAATAACATCATATTCCCACGAACTGGTATACAATTACAAAAACGTGTACTACCAGTGTTAGTTTTAATATGAATCATCATCAATCTCTTCTTCACCATTCCAATTAATTGTTCAGGTGTCGTAGATCGTGCTGTTCCTTCGATTTTAGGATTAAATGTAAAACGTTTATAACGTTCATGTTCATCCCAAAATTCATTTGCTTGTTTCTCGGTAACTTCATTAACTTCTGGGCGAACATAATCTGCGCCTTCTGATACTAATCGTGCGTATAATAATTTAACAATTTTTGCAATACAAGTTAAAGTGGTAATACCACCCACATAAGATAATAGCTTAATTCTGTCTACCATAGATAATGCGCGTAAAAAATCACTAGGTCTTTTACATTTGCGTACAATTAAACGAATGTATAAACAAGCAATTTTATGCAAAAGCCACCTATGACTTTTAACTGTAACGACCAAGAAAACATAAATATAAAAATTAGGACCATAATACATACTTAATAATATGTAAAATAAGCTAACATAATAAAGAAAATGACAAAAGTATTTTTCTAAAATCCAATTTTTGCAAACGTCTAAACTCGCAAAATTATAAGCCCAATTACTAAGCCTGTAAAAAATTAATTCTTCCAAATCATAATAACTTTGTAAAATAGTATCCAATAAACCGAATTCAGAATCCAAAATCTCATCGGATTCACGACTTAAGCTGATTGGAAAACCCTCATCATCCAATTCAATTTCAACATTAGCGCGTTGTGTATTAACAAAACTCCTTTGTTGACTGAAATGTTTTTTAGTACTTTCTCTCAAATAGTCCAATAAGAAACGCAAATCTACATTAATCATTTCTTTACCCTTAAAAATAATAGGAGTATAAGAAACTCTGGCATGGCGAGAAATTCCTTCACGAATATTACCAGCATGCAATAAAGGTCTCTCGACAGTAAATAATGCAAAATCTGGATAAGCCGCGCCAGTAAATGCGTCGGCAACTTTGGCTGAATCAAGCATAGCTGAATCACTTAATTGAAATTCCGTTTTGACAGTTTGTGTTATAGTAATATCAAAACGTCTGGCAACAGAAAGAGGTTCATTCGAATAATGTTTAGCGTTTAAATCTTTTACATTTGTAGTAGCTAAAACTACTCTAGGTTCAATCATAATATTACCTTTCAATTCAGCATTTGGATTCAAAGCAGATTGTGGAGAATTATTAATGAATTGGATGACTTTGAGTAAAGGATTTCCTTCAGTTGTTTCAACAGTACTATTACATAAATCATCCAATATAACTCCTGTATGATGTGTACGAAATTCAGATTGGAATTTATCGGCTTCGTTCAAAACAACAACCGAATCAGCTGAAGATCTAAAATTATTAATCTTCAATACGTAACGTGTTAAAGCATTTGCAATCGACGATTTACCGACTGAAGAACCTCCAAATAATAAAATTCCATATGGTTTCATCCTAATGAAATCTTTTTGTGCGGCTATGCGCTTAGAATGCAAAATCTTTAATTCTTTCAGCTTTGGAACATAATAAGTTTTTTCCGTGTTAGCTGAGATCATTGAAGTAGCTGCATCGATTGCTCTTTGAATGCGCAAATCAAATTCCTTAATGTCTTGTTTATCACAAATCTTACCTGTGTCGATAAGCATTGCAGTTGATAAAACATATGTATAATCTTCTTCAAACACACCATTAATAGCATCTCCATAAAAAGCTTCAAAACCCTTCTGTGGAAATAATTTAATGGCGTCAATAATGCTAGATAATAAAGCATAACAAGCATCAAAAAGGTCTGTTAATTTGACCTTATTTCTCAATCTTGTAGGCGAATAAATGTTCACACCTCTAATTTCAATAGAAGTACATTCTATATACTCCAATGAAACTAATAGATCCAATATGTGATGTAATTGTTGCATTAAAGAACAAGCTCTAATGTATCCAAAAATTGTGTAATATTTATCAAAATCTATTTGTGTAAATGAAGAAATATAAAGAAATAATTCGTTACAATATTCTTTCGTGCGAGTAAAATTATCCTTAAAATATTCTTCAGGTTCGGAACCTGATTGAGAATTCATACAATTTGTAAAATAATCTTTCGCCTCCTTCCAAGGAGCACGTACATAATTGTAAGCAGTATCTGCATCGGCTAAAATTGGAATGCCAAGCTTTTCTAATCTTCGCTTAATACGCGGATCATTCACTGCTTTCACCATAACACGAACAGTCAAATTAAAAAGTAAAGAAATTGTGTATGTACATACAAATATACATAAACATTTAAAAAGTCGCTTATAGAAATTGATAATATTTCTAAAACGATCATTTTCATTTCTTTCTTCTTCACCAGCTTGTGAATTAAGAACGATGTGTTTGGTTGATTTTTTACGCGTATTATTATTTTTAGATGAATGTTTTTTGCATTCTTCTATATAATTTCGGCGTTGGCGATCTGCCTTAGATTTGCGCTTATCAGCAGCATTTCTATGACGTTGTTTGATCTCGTATTTCGCAATACGGTCTTCTTTTCCTGATTGGGAAAGAAGAACTTTGTTGTTTATGCATGCATAAATGCATGCAACTGAAATCACTAAAAATAGTGACCAGAACCCTTGTGTGGTGTTTGTAATTGTTTCTCTAATAAAGTTGTAATTAAACATGGTAATAAGAAAAGGGGTAATATCAGTAGTCTTAAAGACTAAATAATAACAATCACAAAACAACTAAAAAGTTGAAATTATCAATCTAAATGTCTCATATATAAAACATAGCCTTGGGTAAATTACGGGTAACCACACCCTACACGCCGGGACGTGCTGAAACCAAGGTTATCTCATATAGTATTGAGACCTATAACATGCGGTACGTCGCATTAATTGTAATCCAAACGACCAATTATTCCTAATAAATATAATATAAACTAAAACACTCTTAACTCATCTTGTGTGAGTGTGTTTATTATAGTAAAATCATATATATAGGGGGGATTCGTCTGAGCAAACAAAATGTCAGGTCTAATCATTACAATCAAATTTCCATTTTAGTGGAATTGTAAATCGTAGGCTAAGCATGGGTAATATTCTCCTGATTTTAAAAAAGAATAAATTTACCATCTTAGCAATTTAAAAATTTGTTTCGGTGTTTTGATACAGATAAACACTTAATAAAACTGCGCCCAGTGGACGATTTAAAGTTCAGCAAAAACTTTTTTCTTAAAATGATAGTACTCTATCAACGAGATAAAATAAATTAGTATACATAAGCAAAATCACGGTAATAAAAAACGTGAAGTTAGGTAAGCAAATCATTCATAATAGGGTCAAAAAGAACCTACTATGAAGTTGCTAATTGACACTAAAACTTATATTTAATTAACAAGGTAAAAGAAACTTGTTAAGATTTAAATAGAAATTTTGATATGGGTAATAATAACCATAACAAAGACTATTATAACTAAATCAAATAAAATAAAGTATACAATAAAATTAAAAACAAGCATGGTCCGGTGCTAAACGGACAATAACTCATTAATGGAACTCTATATAGGTAAAAACCTATATAGA